TTGTACTCGAAACCGTATTGACAATGAGATTTCAGTTGGCACGAATGTTTATTCACAAGATTGGTCCAAGACTGCGAAAAAGTGTACTGTAAAGGGGAGTAAAGTCATCGCTGGAGACTTCTCTAATTTTGATGGCACTCTCCTTTTACCTATCCTTTATCGCATCTTGGATATTGTTCAAGAATTTTACGATGACGGTGAGGAAAATGCTTTGATTCGACACGTGTTGTGGAAAGAAATTATTAATTCCATTCACGTATGCGGCGATAATGTTTACATGTGGACTCATTCCCAACCTTCTGGATGTCCTATTACAGCAATTTTGAATTCCATTTTTAATTCGGTGAGTATGCGATACTGTTGGATGGTTGTCTTTGAGGGTGAACACAAGTTTCAATCGATGAAGATGTTTAACAAGCATGTCTCAATGGTTTCATATGGTGATGATAATGTGATTAATATCTCTGATGAAATCAGTGAAGTTTTCAATCAGATCACGATCGCTGAAGCTTATGCCACTTTGGGGATGATTTATACTGATGAAGCCAAATCCGGTGAGATGGTTGCTTTCCGTGACATTGAAAGCGTCGCATATCTCAAACGAAAGTTTGTGTGGAATGAAGATGAGATGATTTGGCTTGCCCCCCTTGCGATGGAAACTGTTTTAGAGATGACGAACTGGATTCGTGGAGATTTGAATCAGGAAGCATCGACAGTTGAAAATTTAGAAACGTCCGCCTTTGAGTTGTCGATTCATGGGAAGGAGGTTTTTGATGAGTGGATGCCGAAGTATGTAAGAGCTTCCAGATTGTTTTCTGAACGTCCCAAGTTCCTCACTTTCTCCGAGTATCGTCATTCCGAAGCTGTTAAGTATGGACGTTTGAATGAATAGGTTTTAGTTTGTTTCCCTCAATAAACTTACATATATATCTGTGCGTGTTTGAGTGTTTCGCCTGAATGAATGCTTTTTATTTATGTTAAATCTAGGCTAGGGACTTCGTGACTATCGCCGTTGCCACGTAGTAGCAAAACCCTTAAGCATAGTCGCGAATCGTTCTATTGAATGTGTGCGAGTGGAGGACTTCGGTTCTATTGTAGAATGTGTGCCACTTTAAATATAGGCTATTCTTCCGGCGCGTGTGTATAAGAGAAGTTTGATTGTGCCTCTTTGAATGCGTTAATTCAAATGATCGCTAATAACAATATGAGTTTTTGTATTATGTGTGGGAAAATGATGTATAATTCGGATGTTAAAATTGTTCCTGCAAAATTTCTGCGACGTGCGCAGACTTGTCAGATTTGTTTTCTCAAAACTGCGTCGTACGTCCAGAGACAAATCGACAAGAATCCACGTTTGAATGCCCAAATCGATTATGCGTATTGTCGAGTATGTGGTGGTGATCTATTTCGTTCTCCAAATGGTAATATACATGTGAATTTTGTGCGCTCTGCACAAACTTGTGCACCCTGTTTGTATGATCGATGGCGTTCGAATCAACTTAAAGCGCAGGTAGATGGCATGTTGGACGACCAACAGTTGATGGGAGATCGTGTGATTGAAAAGCATGAAATTGTGACTTTTGCTGAGGATGAGGAGAGAATTGAGCATATAAAGGACGAAATTTCACTTACACCATCGTGGAACAACCATCCTCAGGATGCTCACATCCATGACGTGATTGCAGTTTTGAAACGTCCCATCATCATTTCAACTGGCAATCTTTCACCTACATTGACTTTCACTCCTCTTGCTATGCCGGATACCTTAATTGCGGCCAGTTCTAATCTGCGTGCTAAGATTGCGTGGTTTGGATTTCTTCGCGCGAATATGAAATTCAAGTTAGTGTTCAACGCCACTCCCTTTATGTCTGGTAAATATGTGATGTGGTTTTGTCCAATGGATGGTTATACTAATCGTTTGATTTCTGACAGATTGCCTAGTATTACGGGATATCCATGTGTGGAACTTGATGTTGCCAAAGGGTCGTCTGTTGAACTTAAAGTTCCATATTGTGCGCCATTGTCACATTACAACTTGACAAATGGTAACTCCTACATGGGAAGACTGCGTATTAACACCATTACTGGCACATTGGAAGGAACAACTCCATCCCTTGGTCCCGCGTATACGTTGTATGCTTGGTTTGAAGATGTGCAAATTTCTATGCCTTCATCTAATGAGGGTGTTACTCCGCCAGCTCCACCCCTATTCGCTCAGATTGCTGTTGAGGAATCAATTAAGGCTAAAAACCCTACGTTGTCCGCTGTTTCTCAGGGTGTCGCCACTTCCGCAAAATTATTTTCAAGTTTAATTCCGAGGTGGTCTGGCTTTTTGCGTCCTGTTGAATGGGTCTCGCGTGCTATTTCCAGTGTTGCCTCAGCTGCAGGAATGAATAAACCGACTGATTTGCGCGCGTCGTGTCCCGTTTATAATGTACCCGCGAAAGGATTTACTAATATGGATGGTGATGATGGAGGTGTTGTCTTGGGTGCTGCTCCTGATAATTCCCTTACGTTGCCCTCCGGTTTGTTTTCGACTGATGTGGATGAGATGGATATTGGATATTTGGTAAAGAATTCGTGTATTTGTACCAATCAACTTATTTGGAACACTGGGCAAGCATTTAATCAACCTATTTTCACTTTCCCCGTTCACCCTGGTTATTG